TCGGCAGCGTGGCGGTGCAACGCGTCGGGGAACTGGGTCAGGTAGGTCGTGACCTCCGGTGCTACGTCGATCTTGGCGAAGTGTGCCAATGTTGGATCAAGTTCCGCCTCAACAGTCATAATCGTGAAGCGCGAGATTTGGTGCTCCGGTATTGACTTAACCGCCGCCTTGTCCGACTTGCGGTTGCCGTTGGCAATGATCAGGCAATCCTCAGGGAGTCGGTGACCGGCCACGCGCCTATCCCAATTGACCTGAGCCGCAGCCTTTTGCACGTCGATATCACACTGGGGGAATTCCTCAAATATGATCACCGTTTTTTTGCCAGACTGAGCGGCATCAAAAACCCGCTTCGCCCAATCGGGTAATAGCTGAGACATAACGTCACCAACTTGTGTGACCCAGCCGGTAACCTCAGATGGCTGATAGTTGCACAAGTTAACGGTGATCACTTCCCAGCCCTCTTCCCGTGCGACTTGAACCGGAACTTGTGATTTGCCGACGCCAACGGGACCCAAGATCAAAAGCGGGTAACCGTCGATACGGTTTATTTGAATGTCCATAGCGGCGCGAATAACGGCGGGTAGGTTTGCAATGCTGATAATGTTTTCCATGATATCCTCATAGCGTTTCGGCGGTGCTGCCGCCTCATCAGTGCCCTAGCAACAAGGGTCAGACGCTAAGGCCACGGGGACGTGTGCTGCGCAGTGTCAATCCTATGATCCTCCAAGTCATAACGCAGCGGTTCGGTTTACTGGGAGGGAACTCAATCCTTTTGACCTCTACGGGCCGGGACTTGCACCGGCCTAGACTTCTCGTGGGAACCTTACGTTGGCTCAAATTTGGCGACCCCGTGGCCGCAGTCATCTTATGGCAGATTGTAATCTTCTTTGCAACCCCTTTATTCAGGAATGTTCCACATTATTTGAGGTCACTATTCCCAGCCTTCTAGCTGGTCACTTGATAGGTGACGTATGGGAGCGGGAAATCTTACAACATGATCTATTCGGAAGAGTCTTTATATATAGGGTCTACACGAGGGGTATCTGAGGGGTCCGACACGGCCTAGTCTAGCCCTTGGCATGCTCTAAGAAGAAAGTCCTTGACTTTAGAAAAGTGTAACAATATCAAGTACTTAGGTACCCATAGAAAAAGTGTGGTCTTATTTAGCCTGTAAGTCATTGATATTAAAGGCGGAATCCTAATAGGCCCAAGTCGAGGGTCTCTGGTGGGGTAGGTGCTGAGAACCTCTAATCATGCTGTATGAGGCTTAAAATGGCTCACAGAGCGTCAAGCACTAATCTGCCATTGTGGATAACTTTCTGTGGATAACTTTTGCACGCCAGAATATTGAAGGGGACCGCTCCGCAGCATATGGTTCGCCGGTTTAGCGAAAACCCTTTTCGCCTTTTGGCGCTCCATGCTATAGGGGAGCGGTACACAATAGAGGGGCCTAAGGGTATGACTGAAAAGAAACCTTATCTAACGCTAGTGGACGGATCACTGGTACAACAGCGCAACGTGAAACTAACCGCCAAGCAAGCGGGGTTTATCAGGTCCGTTATGGGAACCGACGACAACGGAAAACCGAACACGCTATCGCAAGCTTACCGGGACAACTATGATTGTTCTAACATGACGGATAAGACGGTTCACGAGAAGGCCAGCAAGCTCGCTGCGCAGGACAAGATAGCGGCAAGGCTTAGGGCCTTAGAACAGCAAAAGGATGACACTGCGCTGCGCTCCGCGCACTCCCGATTGGAATTCATTCTTGAGCGCCTTGAGATAGAAGCGCTAGGCCAAGGTGACGACAGCAACAGCGCCAGCCGGGTCCGTGCCTTGGAGCTACTTGGCAAACTGGCGCACGGTGGCGGTTCCCTGTTCCAAGAGCGCATTGCGACTGAGGACACGCGAGACAGCGGCGCGATACGTGAGGAACTCGAACAGCGCTTGTCCCGCCTACTGGCAGGGAACAGCGCGGAATAACCCCCTACCCCTCCCCTTGTGCCGTACCGCTCCCCACCTGCCCGGCACTAGCGGCCTGCGCTGCGGAGTGCATGGCGCGACTGATCGACCTGATCAGCCCGGCGCTGCCCCTAGCCTGCCCGGACCCGGACCCCGGACCCTTGATCGGGACCGCTCCCGGCCAGGGGTACCCACCCCCGGCCCCCCCCTAGACCGAGCAAGCTACCCCACCACCACCACAGG